CGTAGGATCTACTGCAGATCTTGCAAAACTGATAAAGGGAGAAACCCCTAAAAAAGACTGAATAAATATACTTGTAGATGGAGTAGAAATACGTGCCACTTAAGAAGCCATCAGAATTTTACGAAAGGAATCCTAATTCATCATTTGATGATGTAAAGGAAGAGTTGAAAAACGCTAAACCTGAAAAGGTAGAGCGAATTTCTGAAGCTTTTGATTCGTTTAAAAGTAATTTAAATAATATACAATCTCTTTCTGACTTTACAGAAACTTTCAATACTTTCCAGTCTAATGTAGAAAAGGTAGAAGGTTTATCAAGTGCTGTAGAAGAGATACGAGAGAATATTCAAGATCTAATTAGTAAGAAAGATCTTGATGATTCTATGATGGCTCATCTTCTATTTGTAGAAGAGTCGATAAGAAATGTTCAAGATAAAGTAAAAACAGTTAATACAAATACTTTATTTGAAGTAAAGGAAGAATTTAATACCTTATCTGAAAAGGTAACGGAATTTTTAGGCGAAGAAGTACCTGCATATAAGAAATTAATTGTAGAATCTGAAACAAGAGTAGATGGTAGATTTGGTGACTTTAAGGAAGAAGTAACTGGTGTATTTGAAACTTTAGGAACTGATATTAAAGAAGAAGTTTCTAATATTGCCGATAACCTTAAAGGTATTAATGAAGAAAACCTTTCTGGTATTAAAGAAGATGTAAAAGGTATTGGCGATAAAGTTAAGGCATTAGTAGAACAAGAACTGCCTGAATATAAGAAGTTCTTTGCGGAGACTGAATTAAAAACAGAAGATAGACTAACAGAAAATGAAGAGTTAGTAGATGAGAAATTAAAGAAGGTTGAAGAGAATTATAGGCAAGGAATCAAAGGAATTGAAAAGGATGTAAAGCAACATAGAAAGTCTTTAACAGAATCAAAAATAAAGACTGAAAAGGGTATTAATAAGTTATTCAGAGAGTTAGCACAGGATATTGTTACTCTTGATGAGAGACTTATTGTTCTTGATACTGGTGTTACTGCTGTTCATGAGAGAGTAGAAGGTAAAGAGTCTGAAGTTGATCAAGTATTATCTGAAAAGATAATCAAAATTGAGAACCTTGTAAAAGAATCAAAAGTTCTTTCTGATACTGTAAAGAGAGACTTTAAAAATAGAGAGATTTCTAGTGATAAAAAGTTAGAAGAGTATGCTGGAACTTTAACTTCTTTTGCGGAAAAGATTACTGAATTAGAATCTAATCTATCAGACAACATATGCGAATTGCAAGAGAATTTAGATACTAGCACTACAAAATATCATGATGATCTAAAAACTAATGTAGAACAGTTTGAAGAGACTTTATCTGATAAGTTAAAGGATTTACAGATTAACTTTACTGTAAATGAAAAGCATATTAAAGGTATTAGGAAAGAGTTTGAAGATGTTGTAGAGAAATTAAATGTAGATGAAATAGCAGAAAAGAGTAAAGAACTTACTGGTAAAGTTAGACAATTAGAAGAAGTATTAGAAAAATTTGATGAGAAAGAACTTCTGTCAGAGGGTCTATTAAATATTCCTCCTGATGTTGATAACTCTGATCCATTAACACCATTAGATAAGAAGTATGTAACTCTTGATCAACTGTCAGAGCATTACAGATTATTTGTTAATAGAGTTCAGCAACAACTTGCAACCTTTGGTGGCGGTGGTGCTGTTCGTCTTGATGATCTAGAAGATGTTGTAGTTGGACCAACTGGTGTCCAAACCAATGGAATGGTCCTTAAATGGAATATTGATAAGCAGTGGTGGCAACCTGGAGTAGGTGGTGCTGGTGCTGGTGGAACTTGGGCATCTAATACAATTGGTGTTCATACAACTAGAAATGTAGGTATTAACACTACATCTGCCAAATCTGACTATGCATTATGGGTTGCTGGTAAGATGGGTGTTGAGGGAGACCTCGAATATGATGAAGCAACTGCACGTAACTGGAATATATCTGGTGTGGCAACTGCTGCAAAAATGCATGTTGGTGGAGGAACTACATTCCCAGAAGATTTAGTAGTTACTGGTAATACTAGGATTGTTGGTATATTAACTGTTGGAACTTCATCCATTATTATTGATGGTGAACAAGAAGAGATTTCTATTGGTAGCACAATTGATGGTGAAGATGGTGTTACTATTACCAATTCTGCGGTTACTATTGGTGCTGGTGTAACAATTAGTGCTACTGCATCTGGTATTAACTCTTGCCCCAATGTCCTTTATGTTGCAAAAGATGGTGTAGATACAAATAATGGAACATCAATTGACAATGCTAAGCTTACAATTAAAGCAGCAGTTGGTATTGCTCAATCAGGAACAACAATTAAAGTTCTTTCAGGTAGATATGAAGAAGCAAATCCTATAGAAGTTCCTGCTTTTGTTTCAGTTGTAGGAGATGATCAAAGAGCAGTAACTGTTATTCCTACTACAGCAACTAGTGATCTATTCCATGTAAGAAAAGGAACTAAACTAGCAAGTATGACATTCAGTGGTCATCTTGCTCCTGCTGCGGCAGTATCATTCCCTAAAGATGAGATCGCAGAAAATGTAGGTGGTGGTAAGTGGAAAGGACCATATATTCAGAATTGCACAAGTGATACTACAACAGGAACAGGACTTTATATTGATGGAGATAAAGCAAGATCATTGAAGGCAATGAACGTTGACTCATTTACCCAGTATAACCAGGGTGGAGTTGGTGTTGCTATCACTAATGGTGGATTTGCACAGTTAGTTTCATTGTTTACTATTTGCTGTAATGAAGCAGTTACTGCAGATAAAGGTGGACAGGCAGATATAGCAAACAGTAATTGTAGTTTTGGTAGTTTTGGATTAGTCTCTAGAGGAGTAAGTGATCTACAATATACAGGTATAGTTACTACAACTTCTGCAGCATCTCAAGGTGAAGTCAAAGTAAATGTATCCACACCTACTTTAAGTATTAGTAATTTTGTATATGATTATAGCTCTGGTATAGCAACTGTAACCACAACAGCAGATCATAATTTCCAAGTAGGAATGGGAGTAACCCTTTCTGGTATTGGTGTAACATGTGCTTATGGAAGTAAGACATATCCATCCAAAAAACCTTATGTCTTTGATGTGGATTCAATTCCTTCAGTTAGAAAATTTGTAGTTAACGTAGGTGTTTCTACTCTTGCACATACATATGTCTCTGGAGGAACCGCCAAGATCGACGTAGATCGCCCCTATGACGGTCAATTGGTTTACTTTGATACATTGTATAAAGACGTTAATAAGGTCACTGTAGGGTCAGGTGGAACGGGATATGCGTTCACTCCTACAGTTACAGTTGATGCACCTGCTGGACCAAATGGTGAAAGGGCAACTGCATTTGCAACTTTAGAAGGAGATAGTGTTGCTTCTATTACTATTATTAGTAGTGGTAGTCAATATATTGGAACACCTAGTATAACAATTTCTGCACCTGAAGAAGGTTCTAATACTGCAACAGGAACTGCGGTTATGGAAGATCTTTATTATACAATAAATAGTTCGACACCTGTATCTTCAGGTATTTCTACATTATCACTTGCTACTAACTTATTAAGTGCAGTAGGAGTTGGTTCAACAGCATACTTCTCACAAGGAAGTAGAATTGTTGCTAGTTCTCATACATTTGAATATGTTGGTTCTGGTAATCAGATTGTTACTGCTACACCAAAACGTGGTGGTGTTACCAATCAAGAAAATGAAGTTGTTACTCTAACAGGTGGTAAGGTTCTTTATACCAGCACAGACCAAGCAGGTAACTTCAGAATTGGTGATGATTTGCAAATTAACCAAGAAACTGGTACAATTAGCGGAAGATCCTTTAGTAAGAGTTTATTTTCAGAAATGACTCCATTTATCCTAGCATTAAGTTAATATGGCACTCGCACTCAACAGATTTAAAACATATACAATTGAATTGACCACTTCTAGTCAAACTGTATATACTGCACCCACTGGTTATACTGGGATCATTCTTTATGCACATGTAACCAATTATGCTGCAGCTGCAACAACTCTTACAATGTCACATAAGAGAAGTGCCACTACAACAGAAATAATTAAGGGAGCAAGTGTTCCTGTTGCTGATGCTTACATTCCTTTGGATGGAAAGTTAGTATTAGAAACAAGTGATTCTGTAACTGCACAAGCAGGTGCTAACAGCACTTTAAAAGTTCTTCTTTCAGTATTGGAGACAGCAAATGCCTAGACTATTAAGTCAAATTAATGGTTCTGGACAAGTAGGTATTGCTAGTGATGGAACCAGCCTTGGTAATATGAGCGAACTAAACTTTCAAAGTAATAGAGTTAAATTGAGTGCTACTGGTATTGCTACTGTTACATCAGATCCATTAACAATCATAGGACTATGAAAAACTTTTCTCAATTCATAGGAGAAGCAAAGGAAGCAAAGACCTGTCCTGATGGCAAGTATTGGTGTTTCCAAGATAAGAAATGTAAGAAGATCCCCCGTGGATATCATGTAGGTAGAAGTGGATATTTAGCACATGATCATGATGATGACAGTAAAAATGGTAATGGTAATGGTAATGGTAATGGGTCCAGTAACGGTAACGGAAATGGTAATGGTAATGGTGGCAATGGTAACGGTGGCGGCGGCAACGGCGGTGGCGGCAATGGTGGTGGAGGAGGAGAATAAATAGATCAACCTTATTATGGCACAACAAAAACTTAAATTCACTATTCGCCAAGACGGTACTGTAACTGAAGAAGTTATTGGTATCATTGGCGATAGTTGTCAGGACTTGACTAAACAAATTGAGGAAGCACTGGGAGAAGTTTCTTATAAAGAAAAGAAACCAGAGTATTACCTTGCCCAACCTATAGAAAATTTTTGGAAAAACCTAACCGATGTCACACTTCAGCACGATCAAGACTAAATTAAGAGAAAAGGATATTCTCTTAAAAGCATTACTAACACTAGGACTTCCTGTAGATGTTAATCAGGAATTGGAAAATCCTGTTGGGCATGACCATGCAAAAGTAAGGTGCGATATTACTTTGGGAACGGATATTGGATTTCGTTTGAATAGACAAACAAAGAATTATGAATTGGTAACTGATATTCAGACATGGAATCATCCAACTCCACCACATAGAATGGTTGAAAAAATAACACAAGAATATGCTATAGAATTAATAGCAAGAGAGATTGAAAGACAAGGATTTGAGATGGAAAGTAAGAAAAGAAATGTAGATAATAATGTAGAAATAGTTGCAACACGTTGGGTCTGATAAATATTATCGGAGACCTGTGTTCTATAAATGACTGTAACTGTTAATCTTCCACTCAATATAGAAGTTCCAAACACCCCAACAAAGTTTAAGTTGGGTCTCATGTTCAGAGAAAGTTTGGAAGAAGATAGTGGAATGCTCTTTATATTTGAAGAAGTAGAGCAAAGATTCTTTCATATGAAGGATACTAAAATTCCTTTAGATATAGCATTTATTAAAGAAGATGGAACAATAGAAAGTATTAAAGAATTAAATCCATACAATCTTCTTCCAGTCCCATCTGAAGGAGATGTTCTTTATGCACTAGAAGTTAATAGAGGATGGTTTACTGAACACAATGTAAAAGTGGGTGATAAGGTAATAGATAATCAAGTAAATGAAGATATAGACACTTCTGATTGGAAAGATGAATTTAAACCAACAGACTATGAATTTACGGATTTAATTACACCAGATCCAATAGTTTCTCCAAAAAATAATGTTGCATGGGAAGATGTGTCAGAGGCAAAGAAACTTCCCATAAGAAGGAATGGTCAGATTGTAGATACATATTTAAGGTGGAGAGGTAATAACTACATGTTACAGATGTTCTTCCCTCATATAAAGAAACCTTCTAGGAAGGAAGTTCTTACCCAACTCCAGAAAGTTTATCCTGGATGCAAACTTTGGAATTATGAAATTTCAGATTACAAACCAGGAGATCCATTAATACAAGTACCTGAATAAAATTATGACTCTTGATGAAGTATATCTTGGTAATCCCCTCCTAAAGAAAGCCAATGTCCAACAAGAATTTACAAAAGAACAAATTCTTGAGTTCATGGCATGTAAGAATGATCCCGTATATTTTGCAAAACAACATGTAAAAATTGTTAGTTTGGATGAAGGTCTTGTTCCTTTCCGACCTTATGATTTCCAAGAGAAGTTAATACAAAATTTCCACGATAATAGATTCAATATATGTAAGATGCCTCGTCAGACTGGTAAGTCTACGACTTCGGTATCATACTTATTACATTATGCTGTGTTTAATGATAATGTAAATATTGGTATTCTTGCTAACAAAGCAGCAACTGCCAGAGACTTACTGGGTAGATTACAAACTGCTTATGAAAATCTTCCTAAATGGATGCAGCAAGGAATTATATCATGGAACAAAGGTTCACTGGAGTTAGAAAATGGTAGTAAAATCTTGGCAGCTTCCACTAGTGCTAGTGCTGTTCGGGGTATGTCTTTCAACATCCTCTTCTTGGATGAGTTTGCTTTTGTTCCCAATCACATCGCTGACTCTTTCTTTGCTAGTGTTTATCCTACTATTACTTCTGGTAAAAGCACTAAAGTAATAATGGTTTCAACCCCTCACGGGATGAACCACTTCTACAGATATTGGCACGATGCAGAAAGAGGAAAGAATGAATATATTCCAACTGATGTTCACTGGTCAGAAGTTCCTGGTAGGGATGATGTTTGGAGAGAGCAAACTATTGCTAACACTTCTGAACAACAGTTTAAGATTGAGTTTGAGTGTGAGTTTCTAGGATCTGTTGATACTCTTATTGCTCCTAGTAAGTTAAGGAGTATGATTTATCAGACACCAGAAAAAACAAGTGCTGGATTAGATTTATATGTAGAACCTCAAAAAGATCATGATTATGTTATATCTGTTGACGTTGCAAGAGGAGTAGGGAAAGATTACTCGGCATTTGTGGTAATTGATATAACGGAGTTTCCTCATTCTGTAGTGGCAAAGTATAGAAATAATGATATCAAACCAATGCTTTTCCCTAGTGTCATTAATGATGTAGGTAAAAGTTATAATGATGCATTTGTTTTATGTGAAGTAAATGATGTAGGAGATCAGGTTGCTGCTATATTAAACTATGATCTAGAATATAAAAACCTTCTTATGTGTTCCATGAGAGGAAGAGCAGGTCAAGTTGTTGGTCAAGGATTCTCTGGCAAGAAGACACAACTTGGACTTAAGATGTCTAAAACAGTTAAGAAGGTAGGTTCTCTTAACTTAAAAACTTTAATAGAATCTGACAAATTACTTTCATGTGATTATGAGATAATGAGTGAGTTGACAACCTTTATTCAAAAGGGTAACTCATTTGAAGCAGAGGAAGGTTGTAATGATGACCTTGCAATGTGTCTTGTCATATATGCATGGTTGGTAGCACAAGATTACTTTAAGGAACTTACTGATCAGGACGTAAGGAAAAGATTGTATGATGAACAAAAGAATCAAATAGAACAAGA